GCAATATTAGCAGCCTCAAGTGCCGCCGCTGAACTTAACTCAGAAGCATCTAATTGCGCTTGAGCCTGTGTATCAGCTACACGAGTAGAAGCATTAGCCTGTATCGCAGCAGCTTGCGTAGCTGCCCGTGAACCGCTTGATTTACCCATCTAAGTTTGCCTCATAAATTCCATAATCATCATCTTGTATCTTTGTCATTGCCGCCGCAGAACACATAAAAGACGCTCTTTTATGGTTTTTCGGGTGAATAGTGTAAATAGTTGCAAAACCCATAGCCTTGAGGTCTTGCCACTGTTCTTTAATTTGAGAAATGAATCCCTTTCCAACATCTCCAGCAAAAAGAGCGCCATGCATCTCAGCGCAAACGCCTTTTCTTTCGTAAATCATTAACCCCTTACCAACCCGATAATAAATATCATCTAAGTTAGGTATGTAGTCTGTTACCTCTAACTCTTCAGACATAAACCGAAATATTAAAGGATCAGCTAAAACCTTCTTAATCGCCCTTAATGAATAGACGCGCTCAAGGCTCAAGGGCTTCTATTCGAGCCTCATGGTCATTAAGCCGCAAAACAAGGGCATCGATAAACATCATCAGCTCCTCTGTTCCTAGCACCCTAGAATCGCCGTACAATCGACCAATAGCATTCTGGTAATCGGGCTTTAATGCTTCAGGGTTTTGGGTACTCATGTTGCAACCATGTTAGTCAGAGAAAACGGAACACTACTAGTCGTTCTAATAATTATTCCAGCATAGCCCTCATACCGGCCTAAACCGCCAGGGGCCATAAAACGTAAGCGATTAACGTACTCACCGCCGGTATCTTGATACATGACATCAGACCATAAATGACCGTCTTTACTCAGGCTTAAGCCTACTGTGCTGGTTTCAATATTCTGAGCTAACGATAATTCTAATGTACTCAACGTAAATACCGACTCATCACCAACGCGCATATAAGTCTTAAATCCTCGGCTAAAATCACCAGAAGTATCTGCATCAGCGGTTGTTAGCTTGTATAGACCGTCGGACTTTTGAACAAACCAAGTGTCATTAAACAATTTGGCGTTCTGATAGCCCCATCGATCATAGTTAAGATCAATTGGTGTTCCACTACTTAAATATCCCCAATTACTCGGCGAACCGCCGCTGAAAATAAATGTTCGATCTGGCATCTCAAAAGCGTAGCAATCAACGCCACGCCAATTGAACCTCTGCCCTGATACTGTCTCAAGTTGCTCTTTAGTGTACTGGGTGTTTAATATTTCATTAATAGCATCAGTAGACACTGGAACAGCGCCACCATCGGCATGAATATAAAACTGATAGCCTCCTTCCTTATCCCAGCCAAGAAAAATAAATGAATCTCTAGTCTGAACAATTCCGCCAACATAGCCCACTGAAACTATTGAATTATTTACTCGAACAAAAGGAGCACTGCTAGTGCCAACATTGCGAAATCGCTCAATTGAATTAACGCCAAAAATAAAAACATCGTTTCTTATGTTTAAAGCCAGCCTATTCTCGTCTGGCAATGTTTCAGCATCAAAGAATGATGTTGCTAATACATTATCAGCATTGCCAACTTCGCTGTAGAAGATAGCTTCACCATCAGCGTTGACCCATACAAATCGGCGGTCAACATAGGCAACTGAACGAGCTACAGGCAGGTGAACATCTGTCGTTGCTGATAGCGTAGTTCCATCAAATATATAATTGGTGTTACCAGTTGCGATGGCTGTGTGATTAAACCCTTTCGCTGTGCCTATTTTGCCAGAACCTTTGACAGTTCCAACAGATGTTAAGCTGGTAGTGCCTGTATACATTGTTTGCCCAAATACCGAGCATAGTTTGCCGCCGCGCTCAAATAGCCCCCTGGGTGAACCAGTAACGCTTGTTACAAGCTCACAGGCTGGCCTTGACACAAGAGCACCCTGACTAAATATCTGATTTAGAGTGTACTCTTCGAGCTTTGGCGTAGCTAATGAACCACTAATGCCTCTAGGTAGTGGAACTTGCATCGTCATCTATAGCGTTGCCATCAAAAAACGGTGAGCGTAAAACACCTCGCGTAGCACCCTGACCTCTTGGTAGCAAAGCACTAGGAACTATGTTTTCAGTGGTGATTTGTCTGTACATTCTTGCCAAGTCATTATATGCCTCACGCTTCCCAGCAAAAACTTTAGGAGTTGTTTCAACTCGTGCAATTTCCGCTAATTCAGGCGCTAGATATTTAATCAAGTGCATGGTTGAAGCACTTGGCTCACTTAACTCAGAGGTCAGTGTGGTTGGAACTGCAATTGTGGTGGTAGTTTCAGAAACAGTTTCTTCAAGGACAATATCATTTTTCCTTAAAGTCTCCATAGAGCTTACTAAATAAGGTAATGCGTCAACCAATAAAGAGGCTGGTATTGGCATCACCTCACTGTGAGCGCCAATATGGTTATATGCCCGCTTAATAATGGTGATTGCTGTACTCATAATTTGCCTTGTGCTTGTTCTATCCAGTTTTCTCGATCAATACGACCTTTAAAGTTGAGCAAATCATCAATTTCGGCAGCATCTTGCTCTGTGAGAGCCGCAATTTGAGCAAACGTAGTAATCTGTATCCCTTTAAGTTTATTGGCTATTGTTTCTCCAATGCCGCTTAATTCTGTCAAATCGTCCTTCTTTTTTTCTTTTGAAGCATCAGACATTTTTAGACTGAAACCTTCACTAAGCATTTTCTTTTCTTCTTCAGCATCATTGGCAATACCCATGTACCAGGTAGTGTTAAATACTGGATGAAGCTCTATTGATTTTACTTCAGTGTATAAGCCTTTTGGATATTCTTGCATTGGTTTCTCCTGTATTAAAAAAAGGGAGTCCCGAAAGACTCCCTAATATTAGCTAACTATTAAATAGCAGCGTTCTGGCTAGGTAAAAGTAGACCACATCGTGATGGATCAACAACATTTGGTTTGCACCAAGTTGTTAACCTGTGGGCTACCGTAAGACCTGTTATTTCACCTTCTCGCAGGAAGGCAATTGATAGACCAGAGCTTGTTGTATATGTGTCTAGGATGATTCGCGCTGAACCCTCCAGAAGACTCATATTCAAATCACTAGCAAACAATGTTACAGCGTCTTTGGTAGTGAATACCGCAGGTGTAACAGTGTCAGTGTTAATGATTGTACAAGCTGCACTGTTGGCAGGTTTAGCCGTTACATTCTGGTAAGGGCCAGCAGCTACGATAGCCGGAGAAATTGTGATGGTAGTTGCACCACCAGAAATTACTCGGAAGGTCTGTAGCTGACCTGTATCAACTTTGGTATCTCGACCAACCCTATTAACGCCAGCAATCGTAAACACGTCACCAGTAACATAAGTACTTGCACTCAATATGAGGCTTTGTGTACGTATGTCATCGCTATTAGGAGCTGATGCCGCTGCATCTGAATTGTAAGCAACAGGGTCAACATCTTGGTTTGCACCGTTAACAGTTACGCTCGTTACAGAGCTTGCTGTAATTTGACCCAAGCTGCCCGTTTTATGCACTTGAAAAGCACCAACGTCAGGCAATTGTGACTTGCTGTAAGCATCATGGTCGCGACTGTTGTCTGTCTGTCGCATACCAAGATCGTTAGCAAGCCCCATGGCCATACGTGGATCAAGATACATATATCGGTCAGATGCGTTAGCTTCAATCTCATCTAACATCGCGTCTGCTTTAGCAAAATGCGAGTAGCTGGTAAGAGCTGTAGTTTCCGCGCCGATCAAAGCACCTTTAGCAATAATAGTGTCCGATATATCTTTCGATACATCGCTGCTTAACTTGCGCACAGCAGCATTAACACTATCCTTAATGCGGCGTTCAAAGTTCCCTTCAATTGCAGTCACTGTAAAAGAAGAGTTTTTGATATCGCCAGCAGCCAAAGATATTGGGACTGATACATCAATTATATCCTTGTACGCACCAGATACTGAAAGACCCGTAGAGGATTCAATCTGGTTATCATAAGGAATGCGGATAGTTTGCCCTGCTTGTTCTGCATAACCTGCGTTAGGTTTGTATATCTCAGAATTTTGAGCAAATATATTGTTGTTTTCAAACGCCTCACAGGCTTCTTCCCATGCGATTTGTTCAACTTTGGTTAGGCTATTAGCCATAATAATTTTCCTTTATTTATAAAGTTAAGATTGCACCCATCCAGCAGCCCTAGCAGATCGTTTCATTTGAATTAGCTCATTCATGCTTATCTTTCCAGATTGTTGTTGTTTACGAGCTTTTTCAATTCTACGTTCTAATGATGCTGTTGAAGCCTGACCGCCCTCTAAAGGTTCGTCAGGTGGTGGCGCTGTTTGGGTATTAGGTGCAGCCGTTACTCGGTCAGATAATCTAGTCAACTCAATTACTAACTGAGTTGGGTCAGATAAGAACATTTCGCTTAATCGTCTAGCTTCGCTTTCGTTTTTGCCGAGCGAATAAAGCATAGCGGCGGATGTGCCTTGATATCGGGTGATAACCTCTTTACTAACCTCATCACCTAAAATACTTCTAGCGACATTTTCAGTTTCAGAAAAATCATCTGCCTTCAAATCATTGGCATATTTATAATGAGCCTCTAAACCAGAATCAAATGCTCGATCACGTTCAGCCTTAAATTCATGCTGCTGAACAACTTCTTGAGCGATAGTTTGAACGCTGTTTTTGAGG